CAAGCGGCATGCAGAGGGCGGCGTTGCTACGTGGACGAACCGCGACGCTACACCGCGTCAATGCTCGTGCGGCGCCCGGCGCATTGACCGGCAGATCGGCCTGGAACCCACGCCCGACGAATACCTCGCCACCATGGTCGCCGTGTTCAGGGAGGTTCGCCGCGTGCTGCGCAAGGACGGCACGGTTTGGTGTAACATCGGTGACTCGTACAACGCCAACCAGGGCAGCGGCTTCAACGGCAACGCTGGCAAGCCCACAGCGTCGCCCAAGGCGTTCACTGGCCTCGCTGCCAAGCAGTTGCTGATGATGCCCTCGCGCCTGGCGCTCGCGCTGCAGGCTGACGGCTGGTGGGTGCGCTCCGACATCATCTGGCACAAGCCCAACCCCATGCCCGAGTCATGCACCGATCGCCCAACGTCAGCCCATGAGCACGTGTTCCTGCTGACACGCAGCGCACGGTATTTCTATGATGCCGAGGCGGTGCGGGAGCCGCACACTGGATTGCCGCCTGAGCACTATGGCGTCGAACGGTATGAGCCCAAGGCTTTCGGTGACCCTCTTGCGCGGCCGTTGCTGAACCCTTCAGGTGCGGCGCGTAGTTACAACCCAGCCGGCCGCAACCTACGTAATGTTTGGACTCTGCCCACGCATCCGTATGCACAAGCCCACTTCGCCACGTACCCACCAGCCCTGGCCGAGCGCTGCATCCGGGCGGGCACGCGCCTTGGTGATACGGTCCTCGACCCCTTCGCCGGTGCCGGCACCACGCTGTTGGTCGCCGATCGCCTGCAACGCGACGCCATCGGCATAGAACTCAACCCCGACTATACGCGCATGGCCATGCAGCGCTGCCGCGACGACGCGCCGCTGTTCACCGCGTTCCCGCCTGCCGAAGACCCGGAGACCGAGCGCATGGCCGACCTGTTTGCGGATGCTGCCGAATGACTGACGCGACCATCACCACGACGCTCAAGGTGGACGGGTTCGCCCCCGTGGACATCATCGCGACCGTCACGCTGGAGCCGGAGACCACGCCCGAGCCGCCTGACCCCACGCCGCCGCCGGTGGAGACGGGCTGGCTCACCGTCGAGATCGACTACAACGGCACGATCTACGCATTCCACGAGGACGAGGGCACCGACCTTGGGGACTACCACGATCCCGGCGGTCACTTCATCCAAAGCTGTCGGCTGGCCACGCATCCGGACTTGCCAGGGTTCCGCGTCATGTTCCGCTGTGACATGGACGACAGTTGCGTCACGGACGACAGCGTGCGCGACGAGGTGGTGTTCGAACTGGGCGACACGACGGTCGGCGCCACTGCCGCCAACATGACCGCCTACACGGCGACCGTCCTGCGCGGCGAGGTCGTGCTGGCCCGCATCGAGGTGCCGGAGCACTACTGGTATTCCCGCTGGCGCTGGCAGTCGGCGCCGCGTCCGATCGTCGGCAGCATCGCGCAGCTTCAACTCGACGGCCTGCTGCCGACCTTCGATGCCGCGCTAGCCACGACACGACCGTTGGCGCCGGATCGCGTATATACACCGATGGGCTTGGCCGGCCTCACCGCCTACGGCCCCACCACCGGCGAGCGTGACGAGATCGGCCTGGTCACCGAGGCCCAGGCGGAATACCTGCGCGGCGAGGCCACTCCCGGCTCGCTGTTCGCCCAGGCCGAGGCAAGCGGCACCATGCCGTGGCACTACCGGAACGAGGATGGCGGCGCGGTCTATGACTTCACGACGCACCCCGATGCCACGGTTTACTACCCGGCGACGATCCCGACGTGCGCCTCACCCGTCCAGCCCGATGCCGCGCATGAGCCGCCGCTGGCCTACGTGCCGTTCCTGCTGACCGGCGATCCGTACTACCTCGAAGAACTCCAGTTCGCCGCCACCTACAACGTCCTGTGCTCGGTCCCGTCGCAGCGCGGCAACTACTGCATCGGTTTCGCATTGCGTGCCCACGCCTGGGCGTTGCGTGTGCTGGCACAGTGCGCGCGGGTGACGCCCGACGACGCGCCGGGTTGGGTGCAGCCACGCGCATACTGGCAGCAATGGCTGGACCAGGAGCGTGATTGGATGCTGTCGCGATACGTCAATCCGACCGCAGCGCCGTTCAACGAGGTGCCTTACGCGGGCTTCCACTTCATGGTAGATGCCCAGGGTTCACCAGCGACTACCACGCTGCCGGCCAGCACCTACAATTCGCCGTGGATGGAGGACTACGAGGCGGCGGTGCTCGGCCACGTCGTGCAGATCGGCCACGCTGACTGGCAACCGATCCTCGAATGGAAACTCGCCAACACCGTCGCGCGCACCGATGGAAAATCGGGCTGGGCGCGCGCCAAAACGACGCCCTATACCCTCGTGCTGCGCGAGACCGAGGACGCGCCCTACGCGGCGGACTGGCCGGCGGTCTGGGGCCTCAACGTGCTGATGCAGCCGCCCGAGTTTACCGACTTCGATGATCCCGACGTGATCCCCCCCGGCGCCAGCCTGACCTATGCCAGCTACACCATGAGCGCGCTGGCGCTGGCGGCCACGCTCGGCGTTGAGGGCGCGGCGGATGCCCATGCGTGGCTGCGCGGGCAGATCGAGGCGAACAGCGACGACAACACATACATCGATCGCAAATGGTCGATGTCGTAACACCACCGAACGGCAACGGGCGCCACGGCCTGATCGATCGGTTGAGCGAGCGGCTCGTCCGCGCTCTGCCGCCAGCATTTTTGCTTCTGATCATCATGAACATCGCGTTCCTTGGCGTCGCGGCATGGGTGTTCCAGCACAACACCAGCGTCAGGAATGAGATGATTCAGCGCATAATCGAGTCGTGCCTGACGCAGCGCCAATGAACGACACACATGCCATATAGCGGACTGTTGGGTCCGGCGGTGACGGACGACTTCACCCACCGGCTGGGTGCGGCGCGACGCCACGGCGTGGCCAGTGCCGACCCTGGCATGGTTGCGCAGCCGCCTGTTGATCCAGGCTATGCCATGCCGAACGCCGATGTGGGCAACCTCAACCAGTCACCGGGGCAGGATGTGACGGGGACGCTGCCGGCGGCTTATCAGCAGCAACTGCTGCAGGCATTGCAGACGCTGATGGGTCGGACGTGAACGACACGGAATACATGCCGGCGAACTGGGGCGAGGCGATATCACGCGCGCAGAACCCGTTCGCCGTGGCCACTGCCAGGTATGCCCGCGCGCCCATCGCGTTCGTCCGCGAGGTGCTGGGGACCGAGCCGGATCAGTGGCAGATCCAGGCGTTGCGGTCATTCGCACGCGGCCATACGCGGGTGTCCATCCGCAGCGGCCACGGTGTGGGCAAGTCCTGCCTCGCGGCCTGGGTGTGCTGCTGGTTCGCCAACACGCGGGCGCCGATGAAGATAGCGGTCACCGCGCCCACCGCGCCGCAGTTGAGCGATGTCCTCTGGCCGGAGATCCAGAAATGGTTCGGCGTGCTGCCCGAAACGTGGCGTAGCCTGTGGTCAGTGACATCAGATCACATCAGCCTCAAGGCCGATCCTGAGAGCTTCATCACGGCACGCACGTCGCGCCCGGAGCAACCCGAGGCGATGGCGGGCATTCACTCCACGCACGTTCTGCTGGTGGCCGATGAGGCAAGCGGCATACCCGAGAGCGTGTTCGAGGCGGCTGGTGGCAGCATGAGCAGCCCAGGCGCAATAACTCTGCTCATCGGCAACCCGACGCGATCCAGCGGCTACTTCTGGCGCACGCAGGTGCTGGAGCGGGATCGCTGGCATTGCATCCGGGTGTCGTCGGTGGACAGCCCGCGCGTGGCCAAGGGCTTCGCCGAGGAAATCGCCGAGCGGTATGGCCAGGACAGCAACGCATACCGCGTGCGCGTGCTCGGCGAGTTTCCCGCGCAGGACGATAACACGCTGATCCCGGCCGGGTTGGTGGACGCCGCCATGGTGCGCGATGTGGCGCTGGACCTGACGGCGGCGGCCATCTGGGGCGTTGACGTAGCGCGCTTCGGCAACGATGCCAGCGTGCTCATCAAACGGCGCGGGAGTGTGGTCTATGAGATGCCGCGCACCTGGCACCAGACCGACACGATGGGGTTGGCGGGTGCGATCAAGGCCGAGTTCGACGGTGCCGGTGCGTCCAGGCCAGGGCTTATCTGCATCGACGTGATCGGCATCGGCGCGGGTGTGGTGGATCGGCTGCATGAGATGAATATTCCGGTGCTGGGCGTCAATGTGGGTGAGACGGCCAGCACGACGGGGCGGTTTGCGCGGCTGCGGGATGAGTTGCTGGTGCGGGTGCGCGAGTGGCTGGAAACGCGGGCGGTGCGGCTGCCGCTGCACGACCAGCTACGCGACGACATGGTGATGCCGCGCTATGCGTTCCTGTCCGATGGCCGGATGCAGGTGGAGAGCAAGCAGTCGATGCGCTCGCGCGGGTTGCCAAGCTGCGACCACCTCGATGCGTTAGCGCTGACGTTCTGCGAGCAGGGGCTGGGCATTGCATCAGGCATGACATCGGGCCTGCACGACAGCCGCGCCATGCGGATGGACCTCGCACCGGGAGACTACGTATGAGCGGCATGTTGCCACAGCCTCCGGGCGGCCCACCACCGATGCCGCAGATCCCTGGGCTGGTGCCGCAGGGCATGCGCGCGGCGGGGATGCAGCTAGGCTCCGAGCAGGTGCTGGCGTATCTACTGCCGCCGAAGCGGGACGGGGATGCGCCGGTCAATGATAGCGACGAACAACTGCCGGCCGGGCTGCGGAAGTACGCGGCCGGGCTGCGTCCTGCGACCAAGCCGGAAGGCGCTGCATGGCAGCAGGAGATCGTGTTCGAGCGCCTCGGCAAGACGGACAGCGAGATCGCCGCCGTTGCCCACTACTATTTCAAGATCGCCGAGAACTACGACAACTACCTGAGCCGCGAGCGCATCACCGCGAGCCAGTACTACGCCGGCCGGCCGTTCGGCGACGAGGCGACGGGCCGAAGCCAGATCGTGCTCACGGTCGTCAGAGATACCATCCGCCAGACGCTGCCCAGCCTGTTGCGGTTGTTCACAGCGGTTGAAGATCCCGTCAGCTTCGAACCCATAAGCTCTGAGATATCCGGCGACGACAAGCTGGCCACCACGCTGGCACGGCAGGCGACGGATTACTGCCGCTGGGCGCTGTTCACGGCGAACAAGGGCTGGCAGGTGCTGCACGACGCGCTACTCGATGCGCTGACCCGCAAGGCCGGCTGGGTGCGCTGGTATTGGGGCGCCAGGCGACAGGTGCGAACCGAGGTGTGCGAGGGACTGCTGTTGCCGCAGTTGCAGATGCTGCTGGCCGAGCCGGGCATCGAGGCGCAGCGCATTGTGCGACGACCGATGCTCGATAGCGAGAAACAAGCCCTGGCCAAGACGCCGGATGGGCAGATGTATCTCAGCCAGGGCGCGCCGGCGGAGTACTGGTCGGCGACGATCACACGGTCGGCCCAGCAGTCGTGGCCGGTGGTCGAGGCGGTGGCGGCGGAGTGCGTCTGGGTAGTCGCCGACGCTGCCACCGTCGAGGACGCCCGCGCGGTGTTCCATGTGCGCGATGTCACGGCCAGCAGCCTGATCGAGATGGGGCTGCCGGAGGACAAGGTGCTGGCGCACCGCGACGCCATGCTGCGGCCGAACCAGCGCCGCGAGATCATCGCGCGGGATTATGCGCAGGGGTACAACATCAAGGGGGCACCGCCGAACGATCGCTCCATGGCCATCGTGCGCTATGTCGAAGGCTGGATCAGATGTGACACGGACGGGGACAATCGGGCCGAGTTGATCCATGTGCATATGCTCGGCAATGCCACCAGCCTGGTGCAGTGGGAGCGGGTAGATGAGATTCCACTGGCTTGTTTCACCCCCTATCGTGAGCCGGGACGGATCATTGGCAGCAGCCAGGCCGATATGGTCATGGACCTGCAGCGGGTGGAATCCCGCGTTATGCGTGCGGTGCTCGATAGCCTCGGGCAGGCGATGTTTCCAAGGACAGCGGTTGTTATCGGACAGGCCAACCTTGCCGATGTCCGGCAGACAGCTATTGGATCTATCATAAGAGTTGCCCAGCAGGGCGCGGTGGCCGAACTCGTGAAGCCGTTCACCGGCAAAGAGGCGCTGCCGGTGATGGACGTGCTGGAGGCGATCCGCGAGAGCCGCACGGGGATCACCAAGGCGTCGGCCGGGCTGACGGTGGACGAGCTGCAAAGTACGTCGCCCATTGCCGTGTCGCAGCAGAGCAGTGCCGCCCAGGACCGGCTCGACATGGTGGCGCGGACACTGGCCGAGACAGGCCTGGCACCGCTCTACAGCGGCATCCTGCGCATGATGGCGCGCCAGCAGGACCGGCCGAACGTGGTGCGCATACGCGGCCAGTGGATCGCCATCGACCCGCGGGCATTGGGTACGATGTGGGAATGCAGCGTCAACGTGGGCGGGAAGGGGATGCCCCACGAGCGGCTGGCGATGCTCAACGCCATTGCCCAGAAGCAGGAGCAGATCATCCAGATGGGCGGGATGGACAACCCGCTGTGCGGCGTACCTGAGTATCGAAATACACTCACCCGCATGCTGGAGACGGTGAACATCTCCGACGTGTCCAGCTACTTCAAGGCCCTGCCGCCTGGGTTCCAGCCGCCGCCGGCACCGCAGCAGCCGAATACCGACATGCTGCTCGCCCAGGTGCAGCAATCCAAGACCGCGGCCGATATCGAGGACGACCGGGCGAAGCAGCAGACCGACCGCGCGAAGATCCTCATGGAGGACGACCGCGAGCGCGACAAGGCGGCACTCGATGCGTGGGCCAAGACGTGGGTGGCAGCGGCACAGTTCGGCACACCCGCGCCGTCGTTCGATGAGTTCCAGACGGCGATGAAATCGAAGGTGCCGGCCGTTGGGCTGCTCACCAGCACGCCCGGTCCGCTGTCGCCGCAGCCGCCTGCCGTGGGAGCACAGCCGCCGCAGCCACCCAAACCGCAAGGACCAGCGCCGCAGATGATGCCGCCCGCTGGCCCACGACCGCCAATGATGCCGCCACAGGCGCCACGACCACAGGGACCGGCGCCGATGGACCCGGCGACACAGGCCGCGATCAAGAGCGCGCTGATCGGCGGCAGGGGGCCACCGAGTGCGTACGGCATGCTGACGCAGCGGGCTGCGATGTCGCCGCTCATGGGGCCAGGCGGCCCAAGCCTCCCTGGACCGCAAGGTGCCAACCCCGGTGGTTGAACTGACCACCGACCAGATCGTGGCGGCTGAAGGTGCCAAGCGGCTGTTGTCCGACCGCATCTTCAACGACACCATCGACGAACTGATCCGCGACGCGACGCAGAAGTCGGTGATCCTCGATGACGCAATGCAGCGCGAGGCCAACCGGCAGATGGTGCTGGCCATGATGCGCTTCCGCGGCGCGCTGGAGGCGGCGGTGGATTACGTGGACGCGGCCAGAGACGATGCGCAGAACGCCAAGAGGTTTGAATGAGCGACTCACCATCCGCACCCGCCGGGCCGGCTGAAGGCACGTCGTCCGACAGCGCGCCGTCCGTCAGCCCGCCGCCGTCGTCGCAACCTGCCATCTCCGTCTCCGAGGCGGGGCGGCTGCTTAACCAGCAGCGGCGCCAAGGCCAACCCGCACCAGAGTCCACGCCACCGGCAAGCCGTCCATCGCCCAACGATGCCGCTGCCGCCGCTCAGAAGCCGGCTGAAGCCCCGAAAGCACTGGCAGCGCCCGCTAAGGCTGACACCGGCCTCAGTGCCATGGAGCGCGCCCTGGGCGTGCCTGGTGGAACACCGCCGGAAGGTGCGGCACCGGCTGTGCCGCCGACGATCGACGGCACGGCGGTGGAGATCGAGGGGCAGCGCTACACCACGGCGCAACTGCGCGAGGCGGTGCTGAAATCGGCGGACTACACCGCCAAGACCCAGGAACTCGCCGAGCAACGCCGCGCCCTGCAATCGCAGCAGGAAGCGCTGGCGACAGTCCTGCCCTACATCCAGCCGGAACTCGCGCGGTTGGCGCAAACCGTTCAGGGCACTGCACGGCCCGATGCGGCGCTGCTGCAGACCGACCCGCAACGCTACCTACAGGAACTCGCCTCGTTCGAGGCCGCGCGCGAGGAACAGGGCCGCCTCGGCAACCTCACCGCTCTGCAGCAGCAAGCCTACCAGCGCGCCATGGAGCAGCAGGTGGCAGCGGCCAATGAGACGCTGGCCAAGGAGTTCCCGTTCTGGAACGACCCCACCGAGCGGGCGCAGGCGCAAGCGCAGATCGTCGAATGGGCCACGACGAAAGGTGGTTTCAGTCGGGACGAGTTGCGCGGGCTGACCTCGCCCCATCACCTCAAGGCGATGATGAAGGCCTCGATGTTCGACCGTTGGGTCGAAGGCGCCAAGACCTCGGCGCCGCAGCCACGCCTGCAAGCCCCGGTGCGTGGTGCAGCACCACCGCCGGCACCCACCGAGCGCATCCAGGTCGCGGAGCAGTCGTTCGACCAGAAGCCCAACGTGCGCAATGCCGCCGCTCTGCTCGCCGCCCGGCGTGGCAGCAACGGCGCGATGCCACGTTGACGAATACGCGAGTCGTCTAGTAGTCTAGACACCGTTGCTCGAAGGAGTGGCCAGGCCACCAACCGGAGAGCGAGCCGTGCCGTCGCTTGGATGACCGCAGGCATCCGGGAGTGCGCAAGCACCAACCCAGACAGACCGCCGTCAACCCCATTGCGAACCAATCACATCGGTTCAACCGGCAACAAACGCGCCAACGAATGCGCGTGAGCCAAGCAATGGAGATGCGGCATGGCCGTAGGCGCACAAGGCCCAACCCCGGCGGGCACTTATCTGGAAACCGCTGCCGTTGGCGTCAAAGAAGACCTCGCCGATATCATTTACCGGATAGATCCGGACGAGACGCCGCTGGTATCGGCGTGCTCTCGGGTAGAAGCGAACCAAGTATTAACCGAATGGCTAGTCCAGGAGTTGAACGCGGCGGGCGACAACGCGCAGCCCGAAGGCTTCACCGCCGTCATGCAGCCGGTGCTCAAGCCTGTGCGGCTCAACAACGTCTGTCAGATCCTGGCGCGCACAGTGGCCGTGTCCAACACCCTGCGGTCGGTGGACATGGCCGGCGGCGAGGACGAGTACAACCGCCAACTTGTGCTGCGCGGCATGGAGGTGAAGCGCGACCTCGAACTGGCCGTCACCTCGCCACTCGTCCGCACCATCACCGACCCACGGCATATGTCCGGACTACCCTGCTACTGCGTCAACGGCTCACGCGGTGCCGGCGCCGGCGTCATGCCGGTGGGCGACGGCTCGAACGCCGGAACACCGGGTACGGCACGGGATCTCACCTTGGCTATGATCGACAGCGCCATGCAGCAAGCCTGGCAGGCCGGCGGCAAGCCGACGCTTGCCGTCATGTCGGGCAACATCAAGGCGTATTTCGCCACGCTGTCGCAGGGCGGCACCGGCAACCCGATCGTGGCGCAGAATATCCAGAACGTAACCTCATCCCAGGATGTCACGATCATGGGTGCGGTGGATGTCTACCGCACCAACTTCGGCGCCCTGCAACTCGCCCCGGATCGCTTCATGCCGCCCCACACCATCCTGCTGGTGTCCACCGACTACGTGGAAATGGCACCGTTGTCAGGTCGTGACATAACCGAACAGAGTTATGCCCAAACAGGAGATAATTCCCAAGGGGGCGTGGTCTACGAAGGTTGCATAAGGCCAACGGCTCCGAAGGCACACGCCTGGATCGCTGACCTCAATCAGTAGCATGCCACTGATCTACGAAAACTATGACCCGGTGACGCAGCGCGCCACCGAGGTCGAGGCCGGCGACCCTGGCGAACTCACGTTTGTCCACTCGCAGAACACCCGGCCCATCGTCGAGAGCGCCAAGCGCATCGCGTCCAGCTTCGACCCGCTCATGAAGCGCGACACGGTGCACGTCGCCCGCATCCCGATGGTCGTGTGGCAGCAACTGCAACGCCTCGGGATCACCAAGGACGAGGCTGCGCTCAATGAGTGGTTGAACGGACGCGATCAGCGGGCTTTCCGCTGCGACGACGGCTCCAAACTCTAGGAGATACCCATGGCCCTTCCGACCCACGAGAACCACCGTGACGCGCCTCGCCAGCAGCCGACACCGGGCGTCGGCATGCAGGGCAAGGCACCTGTAGCGGCCCCGGTGGCCGCGGCAAAGCCGGTGCTGTTCGACGACATCGACCCGGTGCTGTTGGTGCGGCTGTATCCCGAGGCGACCAACGCCACCGAGATGCGCGCCGCGGCGATGGCAGCCGGCACGGCCACCTACGAGGCCGGGCAGGAACTCATCGCCGACCAGCAGGTGCCGGTGCTGATCGAAGGCGCACCGCCGCCGCCACCCACGCCAACGCCGCACCCGCGTCGGGATTAGCCTGTGGCGTCTCTCCAGGGCCTGACTGACGATGTAGTCGGCTGGTTGAATCGTCGGGATATCGTCAACCGCATCCCCGGCTGGGTGACGATGGTCGAGACCGAGATTGCCGAGACGCTGCGCGCCCGCTGCATGGTGGTGACGGCCACCCAGCCGATCGACAACGCGTACATCTCCCTGCCGCCCGACTTCGCCACCATGGAGAGCATCCGCGATGCTTTCAGCGGCGAGTTGTTCGAGCTAAAGGATGAGTGGTCGGGGCATTGGACAGGCGCGCAGCCCAACGCCTGGCAGGGCCTCTCGTCCAGCATCATCGGTGCGCCCAGCACAGCGTATCGGCTCGTCCACGACTGCATCGAGTTCCTGCCACACCCGCTGATCCCCGATCCGCCAGATCCGACGTGGCGCACGCAGCAGGTGATGATGGGCTACTACGCCCGCCCCAAGCCGCTGCTGCTGCCGGCGGACACCAACCCGATCCTGGAGCAACTATACGCGGTGTATTTGTATGGGGTTTGCCGTCAGGGAGCACTATTCGAGTTGGACGACGACAGGGCACAGCAAATGGACGGGTTGTGGCAGCAAGTAACCACGCGCGCCAACCTCTGGAAGCAACAGAGCGACTATTCTGGCGCGCCGTACCGCAGCGAATTGTCCACGGTGTTTTAGATGGACGGATCTGCTTCCATCGGCCTCGAACAAGCCCTCCTAGGCCACAGCCTGGGCTTCGCGCCATTCGCATCGCCGACGCAGGTGTATGTGTCGCTGTGCCTCGCCTCAACCGTGCCGTCCGAGACGGTGCGGGGGCTGGAGGCTTCGGGCGGCGGCTATGCGCGCCAGCCGGCCACCTTCGCGCTGATCGCCGGGCCGTCCAACATTGCGGCCAACACCGCGTCCATCGAGTTCCCGCAGGCACTCTCGTCGTGGGGCCAGATCGGGTTCTTCGAGTTGTGGGACGCACCGAGTGGCGGCAATCGGCTGTACTGGGGCCAGTTGGTCGATACGGCTGATTTCACCACGCCGCTGGTGCTGCAGGTGTCGGCCGGCGATATCACCCGGTTCTCCGCCGGCACGCTCGGCGTCCAGGCATCCACCGGCGCGGGCGGGACGGCATCCGTGGGCGCCTACTTGCCGCTCGCAGGGGGCGCGCTGACCGGGCCGCTGCTGCTGTCGCAAGACCCACTGGCGCTGAACGAGGCGGCCACCAAGAGCTACGTGGATGCCCATAGCGGCAGCGGCGGCGGTCCGGGGTTCCTGCCGCTCTCCGGCGGGACGATGCTGGGCGCCCTGACCCTGGCAGGCGGCGGCGGGACATTGAGTGCGCCGCTCACGTCCAGTGCGGCCATAAGCGCCAACCTCAACGCCTTCGACATGACCACGACGAGCGCGCCAGGGTGGGTCTACGCCATGGGTGCGCAGGTCGGCGGCATCACCGGCACGCTGCCAATCGCGCAGAACTACGGCGTCGTCTCGTTCCGCAACAAGGGATACGACACCGTTCATTCACCCTACGGCGGCGGCGTTACCATGCTCGCTGCCGACTTCCTGACGGGCGGCTCTGGAGCAACCGGCAACCGCGCCGCTATCCAGGGCGTGATGACCATCAACGCCGGGACCGGCAACAAGGCGGCCGGCTACACCGATGGGTTCTATGGCGGCGCCGGCTTCACCATGGAGATGCAGGCCAACGACGGCGGGACCGACTTCACCGCAAACGGCTGCTACGGTCACGCCTTCGGCTTCAATCCGGTGGTCATCGCCTATAGCGGCGCAACCAATCTTTATGAAGTCACCGGCTCGGAGTTCAACATCGCCTGCCGCACCGGCAGCAGCACACGCACGAAGGGCATGCTCAACTTCGTGCAACTCTCGTTCGATGCCGTGCAGGCAGCGGCGCCAGACGCGGATGGCGTATCAACGATCGCCAATCCTCCCGGTGCCGTAGGCTGGCGCGACTACGGCTATGCGTTCGGCACGCCGTATCACCAATGGGCGTTCAACGCCTCGGCGGCGCTCATCAAGGTCTACCAGGACCAGGGTGGTGGCACGATGCCGGCGCGCTGGGGCGTGGATATGCACCACGCGACGTTCCCCGCGACCGGCAACGCCTACGACGGCGGGTTCTGGCGTACCAAGGGCGCATCGTTGGACGGCGCCGGCATGCTGCGCCTCGGCACTACGTACCTCACGCCCGGCACGACGGGACTGGCGATCGACGCCAAGGGCAGCGTCGGAGCCTCGGCCACGGTGACAACCGGCGGTGTAAACTGGGTCACCGGACAGTTCGCGAGCGATCCCTACGGCGGCTTCTGGCGGATCACCGCAGTGGGCGTCGGCCCCGCGACGGCGGTGGCAATGGTCATCCCGCCGACCTGTCCCACGACATCGCCGCCGGCCAATCCGATCGCGCTGACGGCCTATGGCACAGCGGCGGTTGATTCGAGCGCCACCGGCCTGACCATCAACATCACCTGGAACACCACGGCGACAGCGCTGTCGTTGCAGCCGTCCGGTGGCCCCACGACGTCTGGTGGCAGCATCACGGTCGGCACAGCCAGCGCCAGCTACGTGCAGATCAGCGGCGGCGCCGGTAACCCGAACATCAATCCGGCTGGGGCCGCCACCGCCATCGGGCTGAACGTCAAGGGCAAGGGCACCGGCGGGGTCAATCTGCAAAGCGGCAACGGCACGATCATCTTCGTGCAGGACGACGGCACCGGAGCAATCGGCAACGCACTGACCGTGCTGGGCGGGCTGGCTGCCAATCCGATCCGGGTAAACAGCAACAGCCCGGCCGGGATCAACTTCAACGGGCCGATCCAGAATAACCGCACCAACGTCGCTCGTGCTGGATTGTGGAATGACGCCGCCACGAACTACATGGGCTTGCGATTCCAGTCGAATTGGCTCGGTTACGCCCTCGACGCCGGATCGTGGCCACTGAATCTGCTGACCAGCAGGGACTCGGTCAAGGCGACTGCCGGCGCCGTCAATCTTCAGCAACTCAACACCTACGACGCAGGCCATAGCGGACCACGGACTGGCGTCTGGTCGTCCAGCAACACAATCGGCGCGCCTTACATCCCGCAGCCGTGGCAAGCGAACCATGCCTATGTGCTGGGCGATCTGGTGACCAATGGCGGTCTTGCAGCGCCTGCCTTCGGCAACCTCCAGAACGTCTACCAGTGCATTGTCGCAGGCTCATCCGCCGCGTCTGGCGGTCCCACTGGCGGCGGCTCAAGCATTGTGGATGGCACTGCCACCTGGGCCTATGGGCGTCCATTCCCGACGCAGATGTACTATGTCGGCGGCGTGTTCGCGATGGCTGCCGGCTACAACTGCGGCGGCACAGCGCCTACCTCGTCGCTTACCGCCGGTTCTGTATTCGGCGGCAATATGTCGGGCCGCCTCAATACCGGCGCCACCAACTTCAACCAGTGCGTCGGGCTCGAAATCGACAACATGATCGCCGCCGGGGCGTCAGCGTCGGTCAACGTCGGCCTGCAGATCGCCCACGTCGAAACCCACGCCGTGCCGGGCACCGAGGTCGATGTGTGCCTGCGGCTGGCCGATCAGGGTGTGCCCGGCGAGGGCTGGCGGAACCTCGTCAATATGGGTGACTACGCCTCGCAGTGGCCGGTTGACCGTAACGCTGGCTATCTCATCCAGGTGCAGAACAACGGCGCGCGGACGCCCAGCGCTGCGGGCGGTTTCGATCTAAACCTACTCCAGGCCACCGGCATGGGGCCGGAAGGCGGCGGGTTCTACTGGCGCAGCCCAGGCGTGAAAATCCGCAACACCGAGGTGCAGGCGGGCTATCTCTCGGTCACGGCTGACGCCAACGGCGCGGTGATCGACGCCAACTATTCGCAGATGACGGCTGCTGCCGGCGCCATCACTGTCGCCTCGTCAAGCAGCGAGTGGAGCCAGAACGACATTGCCGCCGACCAGTATGGCAACATCGTGCAGGTTTCCGCATCGCCGTCGCCGTCCGGCACCGTAGTTGGTGTCAGCGCAGTGTTGGCGCGCGGCTGGCAGGCAACACCGCCGACCAATCCGGTGACCTTCAAGTCACGCACGCGCGGCGGGCCGTTCTTCGGCTCGTCCCTCACGCTGAACCTCACATGGACAGCGCATAACCAACTCAAGGTGCAGCCAAGCGGTGGTGCACTCGGCTTCTACGGTGCCACGCCCGTAGCCAAGCAGACCGGCGTGGCGGTCACCGTGGCGGCTGTCCACGCGGCGCTGACCGCGCTCGGCTTGATCGCACCCTGATGCCAACGCCCCGCCCCTATGGCCGCGGCCCCTACGGCACTGGCCCATACTCGATGAACGATCCGGGCTTAATAGAGGTCGGCGGCCTCGCGCAGGTGGCGTTCGGCGCCGAGGCGTCAACGCTGCTGCGGACCTGGCAGCAACCGACGCAGATGTGCGCCACCGGCACCTGGACGCTTACCTCGCTGCCCAACGCACCGCCGAACGACCAGCTGGAGTTGGCGGCATGAGCGACTATACGACCACGCCGCGGCTTGGTTTGTTCAAGCCGACATTTGACGCGGACGACGACCAGTGGGGAAACCACTGGAACGCCAATGCCGACATCCTTGACGCGGCGGTCGGCACCGGCGGCGGTGGCGGCGCATCTATCACTATCAGCGACACCGTGCCCACGATCTTCCCCGGCGCGCTGTGGTTCGATTCAGTCGGGTTGCAACTTTACATCGGCTACAACGACGGCACCTCCACGCAGTGGGTGACAGCGAACAACCAGGGCCTGGGCGGGGATTTCATGTTCGGCATCACCAAAACCGACCGCAGCGGCGCGATCACCCTTGGCAACCAGGCGCAGCAACTGATGGCGGCGAATACGTCAAGGCGCGGCTGGTCGTTGCAGAACAAATCCACGGCCAACCTATGGTTCAACGACCTTGGCGGCAGCGCCGACCCAGCGGCGAACAGCAGCACGTATCTGCCGCCCGGCGCCTACTACGAGAGCGAAAGCAACGGCGCCTCGGTCACCTCGGTGTCGCTCATCGGCGATGCGACGGGCGCGCAATACGTCTGCAAGGAGTGGTGATCCGATGCCGATCGCCTATCCGCAGACCGGGGTTCGCTACGTCGAGTTCATCGCGGCGGGCACCTACACGTTCCTCGTGCCGCCCTACGTGACCGGCGCGCTGCTCGATGGCTGCGGTGCCGGCGGCGGTGGTGGCGCAGGGTTCCAGAATGCCACCCAGGCATCCGGCGGCGGCGGCGGTGGTTCGGGTGCCAACTGGACGGGCTATCCCATTGCGCTGATACCAGGTACCGCGCTGACCATCACGGTGGGCGCGGCCGGCGTCGGCGGCATATCCGGCGGTGCGCTGGCGACAGCGGGTGGCATCACGACGATTGTTGGCGCCCAACTCGCCGGGGCGACATTCACCTTCGTGCTGAACGGTGGCGCAATCGGCAACTACCCGGTCAGTGCCACGGTCGGTGGCACCGGCGGTCAGGGCGGGCCGCCAGGGCAAGGCGGTCCTGGCGTTTATGCTGCCGTGAATACCGTCTGGTATCTCGGCGGCAGCGGCGGCGGCGCCGGCGGCACTAATGCTGCGTCCGGCACGAACGGCGCAGGCGTCGGCCCAGGCGGCTTTGCCGGCGGCTCAACCGGCACAGGCTTCGGCAGCGGTGGCGGTGGCGCGGCCGGCATATTCGGCGCCGGCGGCAGGGGCGGCAATGGCGGCGCTACGCCATCAGCCGGCGGCGGTCAGCCCGGCAGCGGTGGCGGTGGCGGCGGCGGTGGTTGGAACACCAACGGTGCCAATGGCATGCCGGGCTATCTGAGGCTGCGCTTCTGATGTTCGCAGTGCTCTCACACCGCACGGCCCCCGATCTGCGCCCACCGGTAACGCTCGACGGGCATCTAAGCTATGGCCAGTCCTGGCGCAGCAACGCCTTCCCGAGCTTTGCTTTGTTCGGGCTGAATGCCAGCGCGCCACTGGCCATGCACACGACCTCACTGGGCCTCGCCGGCGGGCTGAAGCCGGGGCCGATCCCGACCAGTATGGGCATCAACCCGGTCGGCACGGTCGATGGCATAACCACCTATCCGCCGAGCGATGTCATCGCAATCGGGCGATGTGCCGGGTTGGCTCAACAGCTTCTCCGTATGCGCGATGGCCTTAAGGTGTTGCCGCCGATCCTCGAGGCTGATTTCGCCTATCCTGCCTCGACGTGGAATAGCGGGGCCGGCGGCGGGCTCGCGCCAGGTGCGGTCGTCACAGGATCGATCGATACGACGACGCTGACCGTGAGCGCCGTTACGTCGGGCGTCATCGCTACCGGCCAGGTGGTCGTCGGGGCTGGTGTGACGGCCTCGACGGTCATAACGGCGTTCGGCACCGGCACCGGCGGCACGGGCACTTATACCGTCAACAACTCGCAGACCGTCGCCAGCACGACACTGAACTGCAACGGCCAGAGCTGGGCTAATCAGAATGTCGTTCTGGGCCAGTTCAGCGCCCGGCTGCCGACTGCACAATACAGCAACATCGCATGGAACTCGGTCGGCTACACCCAGGCCGCGGCGCTCGACAACACGCGCGCGAGCAAGGAACGCGATCTGCGCGACATGATCGTTGAGTACGACAAACTCAACCTGAACCCGACGCCGCTGATATTCTACCTCGGGCTGCCGGCGGCGATCACTACCGCAACGATATACCCGGATACCAACTACGGCACCGCGACGTTTGCGCGCACCAACGCGCCGGGTATGGGCGGCCCCTACTCGGGTCGGGTGTATGCAACGGGGCCGTCCTGGCCGTGGCAGTTCAACGGCGGCGACAATATCCATACATACGACTACGGCACGACGCGCTGGGGCGAGATCGAGGGGTATGTCCGCTGGCTGGTGCAGGACAAGGGCGTGCCGTGGACGCCGTTGTGGCGGCCGTTGACAGGTGGGGCAATCACCATTTCGGGTCAGGTCATCACCGTGCCGTTTGTGCGTCCGGCGGGGCCGGATTTCGCAGCCGCAGTGATGTCGTTCCAAAGCAACGCCGATGACGGGATCAAGGTCTGGCCGCAGAACGGCTTCAATGTCTATCGCGGCGCTGCCGCACTGACCGTGACGCCGGCCATTGTCGGCATGACGGTGCAGTTGACGGTCACGCAGGCCTTGGTTTCAGGCGAGACGCTGGAGGTGTCCTATGCTTGGCACGGGCCGGGCGGCCCTAATCCCGGCGTGAATAGCGGCGTCGGCGGGAACCTGGTCATGCGCGGCCCACCCTCCGTGCTCTATCCGAATGGCTGGAACGGCGCCCCCAAGACCATCGAGGCCTGGGCGTGGCCGTTCGTTGAAAACGTGGTGGTGTGACCATGTTCGACTTCCCGAGCTCGCCCACTGTCGGCCAGATGGTTTCCGGCGGTACCAACGGCGCTATCTACCGTTGGGACGGTGTGAAGTGGGCGGTCGCCGGGCCGCCGCCCAGCACCGTGCAGTCGTTCAATGGCCGCACTGGAGCGGTCATACTGGCGGGTGGCGACGTGTCGCTGGCGCAGGGTTACACGTCATACAACGCCGCCAATCCGTCGCACTACATCCCCGACGCGCCGAGCGATACCAACGCCTATTTACGACTGTCCGCTGCCTGGGTGAACGGTGACACGCGCTATATGCAGCAGGCGACCGCTGATACCCGGTATCTCAAGCTGGACGGCACGGTGCCGATGGCCGGCCCGCTGACGCTGGCGGGAGATCCTGCAACGGCACTCGGCGCGGCTACCATGCAGTTCGTGCTCAACCGCGGTGCCGGCAATCGGCTGCTCTATCAGACCACGGCCGTGGTGGGTAACGGCGCCGACACCACGGCCGACGTGCTGCAAACGTATAGCGTGCCTGCGAATACCCTGGTCAATGTCGGCGACCGGCTATTTGTCCGTGCCGGGGGCAGTTTTGTCGGCGGCACGGACTCCAAGTCTGTCCGGCTCACCTGGGGCGGTGGTGTTGTCGGAACCGTTACCGGCGCAGCAGCGGCGCAACTCTCGTGGCGGATCGACAGCGACATTATGAAAACAGCCTCTGGCGTCCAGACCCTCTCGCTTATCCTGTCCACCAATTCAAACATAGTATCGGGCGGCGTTACTTCGCTGACACGCAGCGACACGGCGGCGATTGTCGTGGCCGTCACCGGCCAGAACGCAACGACAGCGACGGCGAGCACGATCACCTGCAGCTACTTCACCGTCGATTACGTGGCAGCAGCATGAACGCGCTGCACGCCTATCTCGTGGTGTTTCCGCATGCTTGAACCCACCACCCAGATCGCCATCACCCTCACCGCGCAGCAGTGGGACGTGGTGCTGCAGCAACTCAGCGCCGGGCCTTACCGCATGGTCGCCGAGATCATGGCCACCATCCAGCGCCAGTGCATGGAGCACGACGCGCCGCCACGCCCCGGCAACGGCGAGGCATACGTACAGGAGGCCAACCATGGCTAGCACCGCCGGACAGATGACCACGACGCCAAGCGGTAACCCTCAGTGGCGCGCATGCGACCACTCCATCGTCTGGGGGTTCCAGGCGCCGGTCGCACCACAGACGAACCGCCCGCATACCGGCACTTCGTACGGGACGTATCGCGACTGGGTGATGCGGATGGGGTTCAACCGAACGACTGGGATCGGCGGCTGGCATATCAGGGTACCGAGAGACCCAGGCGGGACGTGGTTCGTCGCAGTGACGGATGATTCGTCGGACACCCCAACCGGCGTCACCAACGACGCAAACCATCCGCCGGCAGGCGTGAAGTAATGGCCACGACGCCGGCCCTCGGCCTGAACCTGCCGACCGTTGGCGCGTCGCGCGATGTTTGGGGTACCCTTGTCAACGAGAACTTCAGCACGCTCGACCAAATCGTCTCGATGGGCACTCCGATCGGCGCGATACTCGACTACGCCGGACCCACGCCGCCGCCCGGCTGGCTCTCGTGTGATGGACGGCTGCTATCGCGTGTGACCTTCGCGGCGTTGTTCGCCGTTCTCGGCACATATTGGAATGCCGGCGATGGCTCGACGACATTCGGCCTCCCCAACTTGAATGGTCGCGCTCTGGTCGGCCCCGGCACCGTCACCGATCCCAACGGCACCACGCTGACGCTGACATTCACCCAGCAGCTCGGCTGGTTGTCGAATACCATCCTGCAAACGCACCTGCCCAACTACGCGCTCTCCGTCACCGCTGCCGGCGGGCACAGCCACAACGGCTATGTAAGCGCTGCCGGCGGCCACAACCACACCACCGATGTGCAGGGTAGCCACAGCCACAGCGGCCTCACCACGGCAGAGACCGCCAACCATACGCACTACGGCACGACCGATGTGCAGGGCGATCACAGCCACACCTATGCCGGGATGTATGCCGGGGGTCCGACAAATATCGGCACCGGCCCATTTGGGGCGGGCAACAATGCCGCCACGTCCACCAACGGCGCGCATCAGCACAATGTTTCACTCGGCGTCGAAAGTGCAGTGCATTACCACGGCATCAGCATCGACGGCGCCCATGGGCACACCACGACCACGATCGCCGACCATACCCATCAGATCGGTTACGACGGGGTGCATAGCCACACCGTCAACCTCGGCGGCGGCGGTGGGCTGTTCAGCCTGCTCCAGCCAGTGCTCGTGGTGACGAAGATCATCTACGCGGGCCAACAAGCCGTGACGCACGCTGTGGGCGAGGCGGCGCCGACCATCGAGGGTCGTGACGAGCTTGCGGTGATCCGCGAGGAACTGGCGGCGCTGAAGGCGATCCTCGCCCCGGCCCGCTCGCCGCGCCTGCTGTCCGCGCCGGCTCGTGGAATGCACTGATGCCAAGAGTAGCGCAAGCTCCTCCCGCAGGTATCGTCCGCAACGCCACGCCCGAGGCGAGCCACAACGTGTGGTACGACGCAAATAACATCCGTTTCCGCGGCGGGCAGCTTCAGCCGATCGGCGGCAACGTGGCGATCGCCGGCACCGCCGTCGCTGATCTGCCGCGCGATATGCTCACCTGGCACGACAACGCGAAAGTTCGCTGGGCCGCGTTCGGCACCGATACCAAGCTGTACGCGTATCGCTTCGACCTGCAGGAGCTGCACGACATCACACCCACCGGTGTCGGGCCACTCGATCCACCCGGCGCGCTGGTGGGCTACGGCATGGCGGACTACGGCGAGAACGCCTACGGCACCTCGCGCGATCCCGCTGACGTTGGCCCGCACGACATCGCGGCCTCCATGGGCGACCAGTGGAGCCTCGACACGTTCGGCGAGGATCTGCTGATTGTCCCGACGCAGGACGGGCATTTGTATAGGTGGACGCCGCTGACGCCGGCTGTGCTGCCGGTGCTGGTCGCCACCGCGCCCACCGAGTGCCAGGGCGTGATCGTCACGGATCAGCGCCACGTCGTGCTGCTCGGCGCCGGCGGCGATCCGCGCAACATTGCGTGGAGCGACCAGGAAAACCCCGACGTGTGGGTGCCGGACGTGACCAACCTCGCCGGCAGCAAGCTGCTGCAGACGCAGAGTTATACGATGACCGCGGTAAAGATCAGCAGCGGCGTGCTCATCTTCACCGCTAACGACGTGCATCTGATGACCTACGTGGGCGCGCCATACGCTTACGGCATCGTGCAGATTGCCTCGGGCTGCGGGCCGATCTCGCCGCGCGCCGTCGTCAATATCGGCTCGTTCGTCATGTGGCCCGGTGTGCAGACGTTCTGGACATACAACGGGAATGTTCAGGCACTGCCATGCCCCGTGGGAGACTGGTTTTTCTCGCTGGTAAACCGGACGAATGTGGGCCGCGTATTCGCCTCGCCCAATCCGTCGTTCAGCGAGGTCTGGATCGACTGGTGTGACGAAGATAGTCTCGAATGCAACCGATACGTTGCGTTCAACTACGCCGACCCGGCGCATCCCTGGACGATCGGCGTCCGTTCCCGAACGGCTGCGGACCCGAGTGGGACGATGGACAATCCGATTTTGGGTGGGCCGCTTGGTGCTGGGGGGTCACTTTTCCTCCATGAGTTCGGCTACAGCGAGAACGGCGTGCCAAGGGCACCAAACGGAGAGGTATACGCGGAAAGTGGGAACATAGTAATATCCGAGGGTGATCGTCGCGTACACTGTAAGCAGGTAGTAATGGACGTGACCGCGACTGTCGATGAAGCAATAGGTGTCCGTTTTTTCCCGCGCGAACAGCCAAATGATGCAGCCTCAGAATTCGACACCGGATTGTTCACAGCGGTTCATGGGGGTTTGCTAGACGTTAGGTGGTCGGGGCGAAGCACCAGAATGCGCGTTGAGGCACTCGTTGACGGTCCCTTTGCATTGGGTCGTCTTCGATTAGAGATGCGTCAAGGTGGCCGCAGGTGACTAGCTCTGGCGCAGCGCGCCTTTGCGGCGATCGACATCCGTTTGCGCGTTTCAGCGCTATGCGGTTTTCTGGGTTTACCGCTATGGGATATAGACAACCTCTCGCGGGTGATGTCGCTGCGCAACTTCCCCAGATGGGCCTCCGACGTGTTTTCTGCGATCGTGCAAATGCGGACATTTCCTATCGCGTATGGACCTGCGTCGCCGTAACGGGCCATGCAGTACTGGTCGCTGCCGCGTCCGCGTTGCTCCCATTTACCGCTATCGAACCAGATCGCCAGCCACTCCTTAAATGTGAGCAAGAATGCGATGTTCCTGCGCTTCGCCCCACCTTTATGTGCATTGTAGGCGAGACGCTCCGGGTTCTTCGCTTGCCACTCAGCCGTGGCCTTATTTATCTTTTCAGGACTCAAGGCGTACCGCGCCCGAGCGCTAGCGTTGGTCCTCTCGCGGTTCGCAGCGCGCCACGCCAGCGCGTATGCGCGGTGCTTTTCGATGCTATGTTCGCTTCTAGCCATTGGTTCTTTCCGCGCAAGACCGTGGTCAGGGGCGCCGGCGGTGTATCAGCACCAGCGGCGTCCCGCTTATACGCCATTCCGATGCAAGGTGCACGCTAATGCGACGCTGGCTCATAGATGGCGAGTTGGTGACGTGCCGGCTGCCGCTGTTCCAGTTCATGCCGCGGGCTGACATTGCGTTCGTGTTCAACGAGGGTGGGCGTGGTTTCACGCTGTCGCTCTATCGCCACCCGCTGGGCTTGCGCATCTATCTCGCCGGCTTCGTCCGGTACTGGGGCATCTGATGGCCCGTCCCTACCATCCGCCGGCCCCGTTTACCGCGCCTGTCTCCGGCAACATCGAGCAGCGGCTCGCGGCCATCGCTGACGCCCTGAACAAGAAGCTGGACGCTGGCGGCTCCAGCACTGCGTTTCCGTTCATTGGGATGGTCTCGCCGAATGGCACGACATACCGCTTGTCGGTGGACGACACTGGCGCCGTGGTCACCGTGATGGTGCCGCGATGAGCCTGACCGCCGAGGAAAAACTGCGGCGGCTCGAGAAGGCGCTGGAATACGCGGGCAACACCCACGCCGTGCAGGATGTGGTGCGATGCGTACGGGAAGGCAGCGCTCAGTTCTGGACCAAAGGCGACGGCACAATCACCACCGAGATCCATCAGTTCCCGCGTATGAAGGCTGTGCATTTCTGGCTCATCAGCGGCGACCTCAAGGATTGCCTCGCGCTGGAAGACGACATCTTGCCATGGGCGCGTGAGCAGGGTTGTTCCGTTGCTACTGCCACCGGCCGCTTGGGTTGGGGCCGGGTTGCCGCGCCGACCGGCTGGCGCAAGCACATGTACACGTTCGTGAAGGATCTGGCGTCATGAGCGGCGGCAAGGGCGGCAACACCGTCACCAAATCCGACAACCAGGGCATGAACGTCACGCAGATCCCGCAGTGGCTGCAGGACGCGGGACAGGGTGCGGTCGGGCAGGCGCAGCAACTCGCGCAGCGCCCCTACACGCCCTACGGCGGGCAGATGGTGGCCGACGTGCCGCAGGATACGCAGACGGCGTATCAGGACGTGCGCAACCTCCAGGGCATGCAAGACCCGGCGTTCCAGGCGTCGGCCAATGCCTATACCGGGCTGCTGGGCAGCGCCGCACCGGTCACCGCCGGCCAGGTTGGCGCTGACACGAGTTCGCTCTATGGCGGCTACCAGCAGAACGTCATGGACCCGGCGCAGGGGCTGTTGAGCGGCTATCTCGGCAACGCCTCGCCGGCGACGGCGCAGCAGGTTGGCAGCAACGCGACGCAACTGATGTCGCCCTACTCGCAGCAGGTGATCAACCCGATGCTGCAGGCCGGGCAACAACAACTGGCACTGGCCAAGCAGGGTATTTCCGGGCAGGCCAACAACGTCGGTGCGTTCGGCGGCTCGCGGCAGGGTGTGCAAGAGGGCGTGGCCGACGCACAGACCGCGCTGGGCACGCAACTGCAAGTCGGGAATATGCTGAACAGCGGCTGGGGACAGGCGCTGACGCCGGCCTACAACCTCGCCAACCAGGCATCGCAGCAGGGCTATGGCGCGGCGGGGCTGCTCGCCGGCATGGGGCAGAGCGGCTACAACGCCGCACAGCAGCAGGCCGGGACGCTGGGCGCCAACAACCTGCAGGCCGGGCTGACCGCGGCGCAGCAACTGCCGGGGCAGGCTGCCGCCAATGCGCAACTGACGCAGCAGCAGGCGGGAGCGTTGCAGGCGGCGGGATCGTCGCAGCAACAGCAGCAGCAGGCGCTGCTCGGCGCCAACATGGGACAGTTCTACGAGCAGCAGGACTGGCCGGTGCAGAACCTCGATCTGCTGCTGTCCTCGGTCGGCGCGGTGCCCTACGGCACGACGAGTATGACCAGCGGCAGCGGCACCACGACCGCGACTAAGAACCCCGGACTGCTGGATTACGTCTCTGCCATTGCCGGGACCGCCGCTAAGGGCGCGTCGATGTTTGCGTAGGAGCGAGGTATGGCGGGCCTGTTCGATGACATGGACATCGGTTTCGGCGCCGGCAACGTAGCGCCTGACTTCGGCGCAGGGTTCTCGCTGCCTGCCGGGGCGACGCTGCCCGACAGCCTGCCGATCGGCTCGGCGCCCTACATGCCGAGCTGGGGCAGCGGTCAGGATTTTGCGAAGATCGCTACCGCGCTCGGCGGTCTGACCAAGGATGCACAGCAACGCCAGCAAGGACAGGGCCAGGCGCAGGCCCCCGCGACCACCGGCCAGTCGCAGTCCGGCGGCGTCGGGCGGCCTACCTCGCAGGTATCGCTCGATGCGCTGGTGCGGATGTTGGCCGAGCGGCGCAATCAGTATTTCACCAGCGCCATGAGCGGTCGCGCGCAGCCGGTGCAGCAATCCAACACGCGCGGGCTGCTCGGTTTCTAGGACGCAATGATGGCAGACGATACCACACCCCTGACACCACCGCCCACCGATCTGCTTTCGCAGCTAGGGCCGCTATTGCAGCAGCTTCAACTCGGCCAGCCGCAGGACGTGCCGCGGGACAATACGCCGGTCGAGCGCTCGTGGCAGTCGAAGCTGGGCGAGAAGCTGGCCGGGCCGCTGGTGATGCAGGGGATGACGCCGGCCGAAAGGGAAGCCGCGGGTGTCGCAGCTCTTGGGCATTTCGGCACGGGGTTGTTGAACGCCTCGGGCCACATGCAGGGCGGTACGTTCGGCACGCTGCTCGGCGCCGGGTTCCAGGGCGCGGAACAAGGTCAGTTGGGATACGAGCAAGGCGTCGCGTCCAACCTCGCAGCGCGGCAGGAGTATCAGCAGAAGCAGCAGGAGATGCGGATTGCCGCGCTCAAGGAGGCGCTGCCGCTGCTGCGGATGCAGCAGGGCGCGAACATCCCCAACACGCTGCTGGGCACGCAGACAACGCCGGCTGGCGGCGGCACCAACATCGCCACGGGCGGCAGCATCGCGGCGCCGCTACTGGCGCGCGACACCTCTATGACCGCCGGGCAGCAGGCCAACAACTCTGGCAACCTGATGATGGCGCCTGGCGCTCCTGCTCCTGCCGGTGCGATCGGCGCTGTCCCGGTATCCGGCGGTCGCTATGTCGCGGCGTTCCCGGATGCGGCGACTGGCATCGCGGCGCAGTCCGACAACCTCACGGCCTATCAGACGCAGCATGGCGAAAACACCATCCGTGGCGCGGTGCGGCGTTGGGTCAGTGACCCTAGCATCCCGCAGGGTGATCCCAAGGGAGTGCTGACCAGCTACACCAACGACATCGCCAAGCTGGCCGGGGTTGATCCCGATGCCAAGGTTGACCTGAGCGACCCGAAGATCCAGCGGGCGTTCTTCATTGCCCAGCAGCCGCACGAGAGCGGCAAGGCGTGGCTCAAGCCGGAGGACGTGGACAAGGGGCTCGCCATAGCCGCAGCGCGACGTGGGGGCGGCACACAGGCCGCCACGCCACCAGCAGCGCCAACCGTGCAAACGCCGCCTGCGCCCGCTCCAAGGGCGCCTGTGGGCACGCCTGCCGATGCGCTGCCGGCCGGTGGTGCGACGGTGGCGGGGCCAGCGGGTACGGCTACCGTGGGTGCGCCTCGGCCGCCTGGCCCAGCGGTGCCGGGTGACGTGAATGCCATCATCGCCGGCATGACGGGTGCTGGGGCCAATGCCGCGACGCTCGCGGCCGGTGGTGCGCAATCAGCGCCACAGGCACCCGCGCAGGTGGCGACTACGGCGCCTGTGGTTCCGCAGACGACTACGACCACACCGCCCGCAGTCACGCCAGGCGGTAGGATGACTCCAGAGCAGTACCAGGCGCTGCATCCGATCACCATAGACCCCGCTACCTACACGGTGACGCCGCCAAATCTCGACGCGCTTATCAGCTCGCGGAATCAGGCGAAGACGCAACTTGATCTGGCAAACAGGGGTCTCGGCGGAGATCCCAACAAGTCTCTGTCCGACTACAACACAGCCGCAAAGGCCGTCACCGATGCACAGGCGGCCGCTGCGGCAAAATCAGTGGAGTTGCGACAGGCCGCGGTTGATAAGGCGAACCAAATACAGGCCACAAACTACAACGAGGAGATGAAGCGCGTTGATGCGATCGAGGAAGCCGAGAAGCAGCGGGCGGCGGCGGCTGCGCTGGAGACACAACGCGGTCAGCAGTCGATTGATCTGGAGAAAGTGAAGGCCGGCCAGACCTGGCACCAGAAGTTACAGGAGCAGGCGGCGCAATATGCCCAGACCAACACACTGCAGCCGATGTCCGCGCAGGCCGCGAAATCGCATCAGATGAACATGGGATTGGCGCAGCTTCTGCCGGTGTTGCAGGACTTACCGAAGGGCGGCGGCGCACTGGGTTCCGTGCTCGATGCACACCCTGACCTGGCCCCGTTGTTCAACACCGCCGGCATCCTGACCGACAAATCAGCCGATGCGGTGCGGCTGGTTAATGGTCTCGTCTCGAACATCTCGACCGAGATGAAACCGACCGGCCTTGGCGCGCTGCGGGAGTATGAATGGGACGCCTTCAAGGCGCAGTTGCCCAGCATGCTCTCGACCCCGGCCGGTCAGCAGAAAGCCGTCGCGATGCTGATGAACATGAACAACCGCATCGCCGACGAGCACAGTTGGATGAGCAACTATTTCAGCCGCAAGGTTCCTGACGAGACGACACCGGGCAAGATGGTGCCGGCGCACAATCTTGAAAGCGACGATCCCAAGGAGAGCGTGCAGCAGCGCATGGACCGCGAACTGGGGCCGATCATCCCGTCGTATAGCGGGGCGCCATCCGGCAGCGGGCAGGCGCAATGGGAGCAGTCGCTGGCGCCTGGCAAGCCCTACTACAAGACCTGGGCAGTGCCTGATCCCAAGAACCCCGGCCAACCGCGGCGTGACTCGCGTGGCAACGTCATGACAACCAAGACGCTGGAAATCAGGCCATGGCAGTAGAAACGGACGATCTACCGCTGCTGCCGGCTGACGCCACCCCGGCCCGGCCGTCACTTGCCGAACAGCAGCGCTCGCACGCCGCAGAGCAACAGCCATCGGACGACAGCCTACCGATTGCTCCCCCGGCGGCGCCGCCGCTGCTCAACAGCAGTTGGTCGGTGGCTGGCAAGCAGTTGTATGACGCTGGCGCGCGGGGTGCCGGCCTGGCTACGCGCGACGTACTTACGGGTGGCACCAGCCTGCCGATCGCGGCCCTCGACGTGGCCACATGGCCGGTGCGGGCGTTCCAGCGGGCTATCGGTATTCCGACCGCAGCGCCGTCCACCTTGCGCGGGAAGCTGCTCGATGCTGCCGGGTTGCCCACGCCTGAAACCGACACTGAAAAGAACATCTCGACGTTCACCCAGGGGGCCAGCGCTGCCTTAGCCGGCGGTGCCGGTGGCGCCGTCACGGGTGCGACCTCGATGGCGCCGACGATCGCCAATGCCACGCGCCTGTTACTGCAGGGCGGCACCGGGGCGGTGGCCGGCAAGAAGGCATCGGAGTCCGACCTGGTGCCCTGGTGGCTCAAGCCGACAGTGGACCTGGGGTTCAACGTGCTGGGGGCCAAGGGCGCGGATGTCGGCTTCAACCTCGGCGCCAAGGCCACCAATGCCGCCACCGGCAATATGAGCCCGATCTATGATGCCTTCGTGCGCTCGCGCGTGGACCCGACCCTGGTTGGCACGGTGGCGGGAGGTGAGGCTGGGCAATCCGCCGAGGCGGCGCTGTCGAGGGTGCCGTTTGCGTCATCTGTCATGCGCCCTGTGCAGCAGCGGACGGTCGATCAGTTCGGCAATTCGGTGGAACGCACAGCGAGCCAGTTGGACCCGGCCGGGTTGGGTGCCACGGCCCAGACGACCGGCGAGCATCTACAGGCTGCCGCTCGCGACTGGCGCAATAACACGTTTCCCGCCCAACAGAACGCGGCATGGACGCCGGTCAATCAGCGCATGGCCGGGACCACTGTCGATGCCGCTCCTTACCGTGCCGCGCTGGAGGATGCCGCATCGCCGCCGAACCTGGCCAGCTTGCCAGAGACACAGCGGGCGTTCGCCTCGGCGCAGGCGAAGAAGTGGCTCGATGCTCTCAACGCTGACGTGGGTCCTGGCGGCACGCTGACATGGGAGCAGGCGCAGGCGATCAAGCAGCGCATCGGCGATGCCATGGGCACGCCGGAGATCGTCGGGTCTCTCGGCGATCAGGCGATGCGGCGCATGTATGGCGGCCTGGCCGATGGCATGCGCACGACCGCGGTGCAGAACGGTCAGGGTGGTGCGTTCGATGCCGCTAACGCCGTCACCACCAAGGGCCACGCCTTCATCGAGAACACGCTGAACAAGATCGTCAAGAGCAACAACCCGCTGCAGGAGACGGTCACGCCGGAGCAGGCGACCAACAACATACTGAACGGTGGCGATACCACCATGCAGGCGGTGCGCGACCAACTGCCGGGCGCCGCGGATACGACGGCCGCGTTCAAGTTGCGGCAGGCGGCAACCGCGAAGCCCTCGGCGGCGACCCAGTATGACGACACCAGCACGGGCACGTTCCTGTCGAACATGAACCGCATGCGGCAGAACCAGCCGGGCGGTTATGGCGCGCTCTACAACGATCCATCGGTGCAGCAGCAGTTGGAAGATCTGTCCACCGTGGCAGGGCGGCTGCGCGCCACCGAGCGGCACCTGAACACCTCGGGGACGGCCGAGCAGTTGGGTTGGATGGAGTACATCCGCAATATTGCCGAGCATGCCGGCAAGGGCGAGTATGGCAAGGCCATCGGGGCTGCCGTTATCCCGCCCGTGATCGGGGCTGGGGGCGCCCGTGTGATGACCAGCCCGCTGGCGACGCGGTTTGCCGCAGCACAAGGAGCGGGACCGCCGGCAATGCTGCCTCGGACGGCGGGTCTGTTGGGGGATATTGCCGGGCTAACCGGTCAGTGACGATAGGCGCGGTGGGTGTTCCACGCATCTCTGACCATCCACGCGACGGCGACCGCTGCGGCGATGGGGAGCAGCCAATAGAGCGCCCCCAAGCCGATCGCCATGGCGCCGATCATGAATGCCGGGAAAACACAGACCAGGACGACCAAGAGGAATAGCCAACCCATCACACTTTCCCTGTCTCAAGAGCCTGGACCCGGCGTTCCAGGCGGGCATGGCGGGAGTGCATGGCGCGGACCGGCGGCGCGTCGATGGTGTCTTCCCACAGCCGGCATGCCTGCCGGATCGCCGCCGCACGCGCCTTCCTTTGCCACTCCGGGTTCTCCAGGTCGGACACGCTCCCATGGCTCAGCAAGGCTGCGAAGATCGGCGCGGCCAGCATGCTGATGTGCTCCGCTACCTCAACTTCCATATGGCCACCCTGTGATTTTCGCGGCGAGCGGGACGCCTAGCCGCTCGCGTATCGCCGCATGATGCTCTGGTGCTACGTGGTCGCGTATCCAATCGCAGTTGGCGCATCGCTTGCCCGGCTCGGCCGTGCCATAAAACCCCCACGCAACGACGTGCTGGCCGCAGTCGGCACAATCGAATTCGATTTCATCGGGCATTAGCCACTCCTGCGATGGGAAGTTGACGGCGACTGGATCGCGACTGCCGTGATCAGGCTCGACAAGGTGAGCCATGGGTTGCGCTCATCAGCGGCCGAGTTTCGGCACCCCGACCTATGCTGGAAATCGTGGAGCATCCAAGAAATCTGTTGCGTGCGCTGACATCGCCGACACCGGATACAGTCGCCGTCAACTGCCCATCGATCGGCATAGTCGGTCAGTGGATGTGGCATCGTGGTCATGCGGCGACGCTACGATCAGGGTGCGCCTGGATGTAGGCGCGCCACGCGCGAGCACTTTGACCTGGCACCATGACACCGTTGGGGTCGAACGCATCCGGGGTCAGCCGGCGCAGTTCCGCGGCCTGCCGTGCCTTGCGCAGTTGCCGGTCGCAAATGCTGTGCAGGGAACGCCGCGGCCATGCCGGATCGTCCGGACAGGTCGGCGGCGGTTCGGCCTCGATCCAAAGCACGAACGGTGATGGATCACCGCAGACTGGGCAGGTGTGTTTCATCGACTCGGCCACCTCTATCAATCTGCACGCGCGGGATCAGCGGCGTTTTCATCTGCCGTTTTTGCGGATTTTCCGTAGCATTGGTCGCAGATCGCATCGTAGAGACCGTGGGCGAGTTGCCGCCACTTAGGATTAGGCCCCATGCACAGACGGCAGACCGGGGCTGGCATCGGCATCCGAAGGGTCATGGCCGCGCCTCGGAGAGTTCAAAAAGGTCTGGCGGCGGCGTGGTCAACATCGCTTCTCCCCACGTATTAGCCGGCGGATTTTTCTCGAACCCGACAGCGTTCATGCCGGCTCGCATGCCGGCGGCAACGATGGCTCCTGATCCGGCAAACGGATCAAGTAGCAAACCACCCTTCACCGAGTAGGGGGCCACCAGCCAATCTGCTACATTGGCGGGAAGCTCGGCGCGGCGTCCGTTCGTCACTGGCAGGGCAGTGATGTGGTCAAGCAGATTGATCGGTTCTGACTCGTCTGCCTTACCCTTTTTGAAGGCGACAACGTTCACGCTCGCCCAGAGCCATCCCGCTGTTCTGGCCTTGGTTCGCGCTGTCGGTTTGCACCATGTCGCGATGCGGACTGGCTGAACGACTCCGCGAACCGCCTCCACCATGTAGGACGTGCTGCGCCAACTAGACGCGCACATGACCAGCATCCACCGACCCTTGCGGAGCTTTATCGCGGCCTCGCGAAGTACAACCGCGACCGTCGCTGACATCTCGTGCTCGTCCGTTCCCTGGTTGCCAAAAGCATAAGGAGGATCGGTCACGATCAGGTCTGGCTGGCCGGTAAACGCTTGAATCAGATCAAGAGAGTCACCCTGGACGATCAAATTGTGGCACTCATCCATCACGCGCGGTAAGCAGATCGCTGCACGCTCTGGCACATGATTTCAGCCTCGGCGGCCATCAGAAACCCGCTGCGGCAGAGGCTTTTCATCGCGATTTTCATTGTCGCCAACTTCCTCATACCAGCGTTTACGCACACTTTATCAATCTGTATTTGCCAGGATCGCACGGCCGATCAACTCGGGTATCTGCGGGACGAGCGAGTTGCCGAGGCACCTAAGTCGGTCCACCCGAGAGGCAACCCCATGAGCCACTCGACCCACGTCGGGTTCAACGCTCCATTGAACTCCTGCTCCGTCACCATGGAGCGCAGCTTCGCACGAGCGCCTGACCCACCCCACTTGCATAGGGCCGCGCCGCCGGTGTTGGTCACCGCCGTGGGCGTCGGCCATTTCCGAACCTGTCCGGTGAGCGTCAGGATGCGCGTGCCGTTCGCTCCGCTGCACCATGCTGATTGCTTCGCATCGTTCGCTCGCGGCGTTGTCCACATGCCGTGCCTCGCCATCGCATCGAGGCTTGCGCCACTCTGGCGACCGTTCCCCGGCTTGCCTCCCCTTTTGCCGTGACCATTCGGGGTCATGCCCGTGTCCGGCGTAGGCCACAATCCAGATGCGGTCTCTGATGTGCGGTGCGCCAACGGCCGCAGCGGGAATGCAGTGCCACTCTGCATCATACCCGAGCGCGGCCAGGTCTCCGAGAACGTCTCCAAGTCCCCGTCCAAGCAAAGCTGAGACGTTCTCCACGATCGCGTAGCGGGGTCGTATCTCGCCAATGAGCCGGGCGAACTCTGACCACAGTCCGCTGCGCGCTCCGCCGATGCCGGCGCCTCGTCCGGCAACGCTGATGTCCTGGCAGGGGAAGCCGCCGCAGATGAGGTCAACGCCCAGCCCTTTCTCGGAAAGATGCTGCGCGGACAACTCGCGCACGTCGCCGAAGATATGGACATCCGGCCAGTGCCTTGCGAGCACGCGGCGGGCGAAAGGCTCAATTTCGCAGAACGCGACTGTCCGCATGCCGGCCCGCTCCAGGCCGAGGCTGAAGGCGCCGATGCCGCTGAACAGGTCGAGGACGCGGAGCACTACCGCACCGGAGGCACGATGCGGACGAATATCGGAGATGGATCACCGGAGCGACGGGCGGCGATCTTGGTCGCCTGGGTCAACGCCTGCGCCTCGTCGGTGAACGAGCGGGTGACGTAGATCACGCCAGTCTGCTGGTCGCCATGCACAGTGAACTGAAAGGATTTACGCTGCATCGTCATAGCCTTCACCCGGCGGCGTATTTCTCGCCGACGATCTCGAGGTCGGGGTCGGGTTCCTCTGGCTGATCTTCCTCGGGGAAGCGCGCGTAGTTCTCTGCCAGGATCTTGCTGATCTCTGCCTGCACCCATTGCGGGCCGGTGGCCAGGGCGTCGCCCACCGTCGCCTTGCCGCCCAGGTCGGCCACGTCACTGCGGCTGTAGAGCGTGCTGCAGGCGGCGGCGAGCTTGTCCAGCCATGCCCGCCACTGGTCGTCGGTGCGCTCGGGCTTCGGTGACGCCTCGTAGGCAGGGGCACGCTCGGCGATGCGGGCACCGCGCGGTGTGGCGGCAGCGGCGGCCTTCAGCGGGATGTCCGCGTTCATTGCGTCGCGGGCGTCGGGCCTGTCTGCCTCGATAGTCTGGCCTTTGAACTTATCCTCTGGGATGTCCTGCGCCTCCTCGGTGGAGATCATGCCACGCAGCACGTCAGGGAAGGCGTCGCGTAGCGCAAAGCCCCGCGCTCGCATCTGCAGCATACGCTTGGGATATTGCTGCCATGTGCCCGGCTTGCTCGCCAGTCCAGCGCGATCGGCATCGTCCATGCTGAATCGCACCTCTATTGGTTCGGACCCGACGCGCTTTGCAACGCATATCGCGGTCAACTCCTTACCTTCGCCCTCGAACCGCTCCACCACATCCTTGCAGACCGGACTTTGCCGGCACAGCCCAAGCATCGCATCGCCCCACAGCGTCGGCCGTCCGTTGATAACCGAGATGTTCTGCAGGCTCTGCATTGGCGAGAGCCCGATTTCGCTGCCCATTTGGATTGCAATAAGGATGTTCTCGGGCTTGCCGATATAGTCCCGTGGCACCATTGATGAGCGCGCGGCCATCTTGGCGAACTCCATAAGCTCGCCGAAGTTCTGTGGACGCAGCGCATGCTGGCCGGTGGTGGTGAGGGCGTTCATAGATTACCTCGTGCGGATTGTGATGCCGACATCGGCGTTACCGAACTCGGCGCCTTCGATTTCCTGACCTGCCGCCAGCGCTTTGCGGATTTCCCCCTTCATTGGTTCGCGGGTGATGCGGAACCAGTCGGCCGGTAGCCTATCCACAAAGATGGCCAGTGGCGGCGGGTTCGGCCGCAGCGATGCCGTCCATGTCGCGGTCTCCAGCTTCTTGAGGTTCAACGCCTCCAGCGCCGACTTGGCGATCGAGCGCAGCGTGTCGCGACGTCGCTCGAATCGGGCCTGTCGCTCGGCCATGTCGGCCTTGCGGGCCTTGGCAGCGTCAGCCATGGCATCTGCCTCCAGCGAGGCATCGACCAGGCGTTCCAGCACCTGCATGGCGTCGCCACCCTCGGCGTCGAGCATGTCGGCCAGAAGTTGCTGGTCGTCGTCTAGTTCCGGTCCGGCCTCCTCCAGCAGACGCTGGCGGACCTGCATCAACACGGACATGGCCTCTTCGAGGCGGTAGGGGGAAATGTCAGCCACTGCAGTCGTCCAATGCGATATCGGCCATGCACTCGGCCATGCGCTTGCGTGTGTCGATGGCGTGCATTGCCTCGGTGACACGCTCTGGCAGTTCGAGGTCAGCGATGCTGCGGAGCAGCGTGGACGCCCGGTAGCGCCAGTGGCTGTCACCATTCACGGCCGCCTGGAGATGCGTCAGCAGCTCCTCGGCACGGATCTCGGCGACGATCCTTACGGCGTCGATCATGCGGCCCTCCGATGCTGGTGGTTGCGGCGCACCGACGCCTCGAACGCCGCTCTTTCCGGCAGCAAATGCAGCCGGCGGAACTCGGCGATGCGGTTCAGCGCTGTGCGGCGCCAGAAGTCGCGCTCGCTGCCGGTGGCGTGCTGCCACTCCTCAATGGCGCCGAGCATGTCACGTAGGCGATAGCCGCGGATGTCGCGGCACAGGGCGTCGAGCATTTTACACCACTCCCGGAACGTACGACTTACGGCGCACCGTTAATGGGTTACCGGTCGTTGCTGATGTTACAGTCACGGGTTGGCAATTTATGACAGTTGCGACGGCGCGATTCACGGCGAAATCACGCAGCAACCCGCTTGCCCAACGGTAATTTAGGGTGACAGAATTATGATGCCCTGCGTCGCAGGCGCCGGTCACCGGGCGCGGGTCACTGCCGCCGATCGTGGGCAGGTCGAAGACGCTAGGGAGGTGATTATCGTGCCGACACGCGCGCTCGGCTATGTCGATTTGTTTGCGTTGCATGGGATCGCCAATCGAATGTGCGATCCCCTTTTAGGGGCTTTGCGCCCCTCGCGTCAAGAACTAATGGTGCCTAATGCCCCTCTTGGGACGAAACATTCTCTGGTGTCCTGGCGGGACGAGCGCTGTACAATGACGCGGCCCTGTAAGGTTTGCTGCGGGCTAGCTCGGGCGGAGTCGCTAGCTCGGGCGGAGTCGCTAGCTCGGGATGACGCGCTGTCAGCCGGGCCGCCAGTTCCCCATCTACTCCGCGAAGTTCTCCGCGCAGCAGGTACTCGGGGGATATACGCAAACAATGGCAAATATGCATAAGCAGGGGCACGGAAGGCCCCCGTGAGCCGTTCTCGATATTCCTGATCGTTGAGACATCCACGCCGATCGAGCGGCAGAACTCCGCACGATTGGGTTCGATCAGTTCCCGCGCCCATTTCAGGCGGGTGCCGAGAAGCTGTAGCTGAGTCTCTACCTGTGGATCGATCATCATCTTACTGCACATAAGGGGGCATTTTGTCCCCCCTTGTCCATAACCCTTTGCAGCATTGTGGTACCAAAGGGGCTTGACGCCCCTACCTGACGCCCCGCATCATATAGGCATGACCCGACACGGCGCTATCCTCAACAAGATTGGGGGCCGTAACACACTTGCGAGCGTGCTCGGGCTGAAGCCGGAGACAGTGAAGTCGTGGTACAAGCGCGGGATTCCGGCCAGGTATTGGCATCGCGTCGCAGCCCTCAAGCCAGGGCTGACGATCGAACACCTCGAACGCACGAAGCCCGGCGCGCCGGCTAATCCGTGACCGCCCGTCCCTGGACGGCGGCGGAGGTGAAGCGGGCGGCGAGTTGGCGGAGGTCGCCATGAGAGGTGGCCCTCGCTGTGCGGTGACCGATGCGGAGCGCGCGGCGATCCGTGCCGAACTGCTTGGCCCCGCTCGGGCCGGCGGCTATCGCGCGGTGGCCGAGCATGTCGGGCGGTCAGTGGTCACTATTCGCAAGGAGGCCCAGAAGCTGATTGATACAGGCGAGATGTTGCCGCGCCTCCTTGGCCGTCCTGGCGAGCGCCGTGTGATTGATTGTCCGATATGCGGCCGAGAGTTGGGACTGCCGCCGCACCAGCCGCACTCGCGCGTGACAGCGCAGGAAATGTGGCTTGTTCGACGTATGCGGGGGATTGGTGCGCCAATGAAGATGATAGCGCGAGTTCTGGGCGGTGGCATGACAAAGGCCGGCATTGCCGGGATAGTGAAACGGGCAAACGCGTAATGAGCCCGTGGCCCGAGGCGCGGACGGCGATGCTGCGGCGGCTGGTGGCCGAGGGGCTGTCCGGCTCGGCGATCGGCGCGGCCATGGATCTCACCAAAAACCAGATCATCGGCAAATGCCGGCGCCTCGGCATCCGGCTGCAGGGCAACAACTACGGCGGCGGCTGCCGGCCGGGCCAGGTGCTGAAGCTCAAGCCGGCGCCCGTGGTGCGCAAGCGCAAGCCGGTGGTGGCGCCTATGCCCGTGCCGCCGCCGCCTCCTGCGCCGCCGCCGGCGGGTGAGTGCAAATGGCTCAACGGCTCGGGGCCGCCCTGGCTGTACTGCGGAGGCTGTGTGCGGCCTGGCACGTCGTGGTGCGAGCCGCACTACCGGCGCGTCTACGGCCTGCGTGCGGAGCGCGTGGCATGAGGGTGCCGGGCGGCATGTTCGTTGGCGAGATGATGCTGCCGGACGTAGCGCCGCGGCAGCACCTAGAGGACGACCTGCAGAAGGCGACGATGGCGTTCCTCGACGTGGCGCTGCCGGCCGACGCGGTGGCGTTCGCCATTCCGAACGGTGGCAAGCGGCATGCCCGCGAGGCGGCGCGCATGAAGGGGCTCGGCGTGCGTGCCGGTGTCCCGGATCTGTGCGTGGTGCACCGCGGCCGGGCCGTGTTCATCGAACTCAAGGCGAAGCGCGGCGTGGTGTCCGCGGCGCAGCGGGAGATGCAGCGGCGGCTGATCTATGCCGGGGCGGCTGTCTGTCTGTGCCGCAGCGTGGCCGAGGTCGAGGCGTCGCTGTTGGAGGCGGCGGTGCATTTGCGGGCGCGGGTGGCGGCATGAACGAGATGGTCCGCTATGACGCGATGTGCAGCGCGATCACTGCCGCGTATTCCGTTGATGAGGTCAAAGACATTCGTGACAAGGCCCGCGCAATAGAGGTCTATGCACGGCAGGCGAAGAACGTAGAGGCGGAGCGCCAGGCGTGCGAGATTAGGCTGCGTGCAGAGCGTAAAGCGGCGCAGCTAAAGCGCGAGCAAGGCATGGCAACCGGCGCTCGCATGAATGGGCGTGAGCAAGGGGGAGAACATCGGCGGTCGGATGATCCTACCACCGAAACACTCGCCGATCTGGGTATTTCCAAGCAGCAGTCGTCCGACTGGCAGAAGCTCGCCGACATACCAGACGATGAGTTCGACGAAGCTGTACGGCAGCCTGGGGCAACAACCGCCGGCATCATTGCTGCGCACAGCGAGCCTAAGCAAACGCAGGTGGACAAGCGCGCGCTGTGGCTGTGGGGCCGGCTGCTGGATTTCGAGCGCGAAGGACTGCTGAGCGCTGACCCGAATGAACTGGTCGGCACCATGCTCGACCACATGCAGACAACGACAAAGAACCTCGCGCCATCGGTGCGCGATTGGCTGGGGAGGATCGGCAAATGACAGCAGAGGAACAACTGTACGCCGAAACCCGGCGGGTGATCGAGGAACAGGGCGACGTGCCGACACTCAGCCCGGCGTGGATTGCCACGCACGTTATGTGCGCCATCGAGTTCAAGCCGTCGCTGCATTACCTCGGCTACGCCGGCTGCCACCTCGAAGTCCGCCAGATGGCGCGGCAGGAATTGCGCAAGCGGCACGACCCGAATGCCAAGGTGCAGGACGAGTTGGACAGCGGGCAGGCTGACTTCTTCTCCGACACGTTGCAGAAGCGCTATCCGCGCCGCGTGCCGCAGGGTGAGGAGCCGGTCTACATCCTGCGCGATCTGATGGACGACGACGACGTTGAATACAATGAGATGCGCATGCGGCGTGGTGGCATGGCGTTGCTGCGGCACGCTGACGCGCTGCGGGCATGGCATGGCGGGCGGCGCGGTGCCGCATGACCGACCGCTATCCCGAAGGCTGGAACCATGAGTCGGAGTTGCCGAAGCTGATCGGCGTAGCTCTGGATGCAGCGGACTGCGGTTGGTTTCAGGCGGTGATCGAGACCGGCTTTGTGCTGGCTCAGGTACTGCTTTTGGAGGAGGATAACGTCCCCCTGCGCGTCGCCATTGCCGAGACCATCGCGGCGAAGCTGATCGAGACGGCAAAGACCGGGCGGATACCGGGGGAGTTCATGCAATGAACGCCTTTCGGCTCTCCCCGTTTCAGGCTACAAACGACGACGGCCCCCGTGTTGGAAGCACGAGGGCCGCTGAAACTGTAACCAACGGCCGGGGCGGCCGCGAATGGGAAGGTGCAAACCCCATTTCGCATGCCCCGAGTCGTAACGCAAGGGGCTTGTCCATGACGATCCATGACATTCAGAAGCTCGTGGCCTCCCGCATGGGGGCGACGGCGCTCGACCTGGTATCCGCCCGGCAGGCGTCGGCGCGGCCGCGCCAGGTGGCGATGTGGCTGTGCCGCCATTCCACGCCGGCCTCGTTCCCGGCGATCGGGCGGGCATTCGGCAACCGTGACCATACGACCGTGATGCAGGCGGTTAAGCGGGTTGACGCCTTGATGGCGGGCGACCCGGCGTTCGCGGCGGTGGTCGAGGATCTGCGGAGGGCTGCGGCATGAGCGCACCGGCATTTGCGTGGGCCTTTGAGATGGGCGTGAAGCTCAAGCTCACCTCGGGGCAACTGCTGCTCCTGGCCTACATGGCGGACCAGGCGAACTGCACTGGGCACTTCTACACGGGGCAGCCGAGGCTGGCGAAGTTCACCCGGATGACCGAGCGGCACATCCGGAAACTGATCCCGGAACTGGTGTCCTTAGGGCTGATCCGGGTGGATGCGACACCCGGCAAGCTGACCCATTATCACATTCTGAGACAACCTATAGGTGCGGAACTCAGTTCCTCCCCGGCTCTCACATCCGCCCCGGCTCATAGTTCCGCCCCGGCAAATGGTGCCGGTCTACCCCGGAACACAGTTCCGCCCATACCCCGGAACTCTGCGTCACTGACCCCGGAACTCAGTTCCCAAACCCCGGAACTCAGTTCCGCCGACCCTTTTAGTACCCAAGAAGAAGACCCTAAGACGCGCGAGCGCGCGCGAGGCAAGCCAGCGAAGGATTCAGATTCCGGAGAAAAGGCAAGCAAGCCCGCTGCCGCTCCGCCAGCAGCCCCACCCAAGGCGCCCGTGCTCGGTGCAACTCCCGGTGGCGGCGGCTCCCAGGCGCTCACGATCCCCGGCCGCTCGTCCGATGCGTTCCTCGACGACCCGTCGCCGGATGACGCGCTGCCCAAGGCCGAGGCCGACCCGCTCGATGCGCCGGTAGACCCGGCACGGGCGCTCGCCGCGTTCGCCGAGATGCGCCACGCCCTGCGCATGAAAGCCTACCCGCCCAGAGCCGCCGTGCTCAGCCGCGAGGAGCAGATGGCGCTGTGCGATCCGCTGCCACGTCCCAAAGCCGCTTACCTCACCCGCGAGCAGATCCAGGCTGCGTCCATGGCGCAGCAATTCGGGAGGACCGCCTGATGATCAGCCTCATCCTGCTCGTGTTCGCCTTCGTCTGCGCCGTGCTCGCCGCATCGGCATGGCCCGTCGCCCTGTCTCGCCCGCATCTCGGCTGGGCCGCCATCGCCTTCTGGATCGCCGCCGAGCTGTTCCGCTCCGCCACCCCGCTGCTGCACTGATGACCGACGAGTGCAGCATGTGCCGCTACTGGAAACCGCGGGCCGACCTGGGCGAGATCGGAGAGTGCCGGCGCCATGCGCCAACCGCCGCCAATCAGGCCACGCTGTTCGCCGGCGAGGCCATCATCGCCGTCGCCCACATGCTGTCCGTCGCCCACAACGTGAAATGGCCCGATGGCACCGACGCAGAGGTCACCGAAACCAGGAACTGGGCAATGTTCCCGCGAACCTACGCCGATGCCTGGTGCGGCGAGTTCCAACGCCATGCTTGACGCGGCGGTTGCAGTGGCGCTAGACGAACACAACCGCGACAGCATCGCCGCGTGCGGTAGCCGTTGGGCCGTATGCCAAACTCATCCCCAGGCCGAGCGATGGGCATTAGCGAACCTGGTGCGTCAGGGCTTCACGGCCTACCTGCCAATGACCATCGCCTTCCGCCGCGATCGCGTCGTGGCCTCAATGCGTCACCGCGTCAGCGTCCCGCTCTGGTCCGGCTACGTGTTCGTGATCCCTGGCTCGCACTGGGCGCCAATCCGCTCGACGCTCGGCATCTCCAGGCTGCTCATGGCAGGGCTGAAACCGCACATCGTCGCTAGGGGCATAATTAGCGCGCTACAGGCGTCCGAGGCGGTTCGTGCTACCTGTGCCCCAGACGGGTCGCTCATCGCCGTGGGCGAGGCTGTGGTGGTCAGCAAAGGGGCTGCCTGCGGTATGGTCGGCGCTGTCATCGGCGTTCATGGCGATACAGCACGTATTGGACTGATGATGTTCGGCCATATCCGCGAAGTGTTCATGCCAATTGCCAGCCTGGAACGACGAGAATGTCCGCACGACTGAACCCAATGCAGGATGCGCGCTCACGTTCAGCCATCCAGACAACACAGCTTTGTAAACGATTGAACGCATTCGCTTTGGGTTTGGCCGACCCCGCTGGAGGTAACGGTCACAATCCCAAAGGCCCTTTCGAGATGACCGATACGCAAGTTCGTGCCGCTCTCGGCCTGCTGCGCAAGACGCTGCCCGATCTGTCATCAACTGATCTCACCGCCCAGATCGGCGGAAACATCTTCCTCCTCCACCTCGAAGCTGCACGCGCTACATCGCAGCAACTCATCGAGGGCAAGGTTGAGCCTGCGCCGCAGGATGAAACCAATCTGCTCGATCAGTCGCTGCCAACCGAATAACGCACGCGCCAATCATCCGGCGGCGGTTGTTTCATGTGAAACTGCGCAAGCCTCTCCAACCACTTCGCAATGCTCGGCGGGATCGGCGCAGCCTCCTGTTCCCAGCGCAGCGCCAGCTTCAGATCGCACTCCAGCAGATACGCCAGATGTCGTCGGGACCAGCCGATCGAAGCAAGCGCCTCGGTGAACTCAGCACCGGTCATTCAGCCTCCTCGGTCACGGTTACATCGTCGAGCAGCGCGGTGCTGTCGTAGGGTTCGCATTTAGCGTCACAAGCTGGGCAGTAGGAAGCCGCAACAACCATCGCCTCGTCGCTCCATTCGTTGGGGCAGGCATCGCAGAGGAAGTGGTTGCGGAAGATGCGGAACTGTTTCATGGCTCAGGCTCCGATCGCAGCATGCGCTGCGTCGCAGGTTGCAAATGTTGCGGTCTCTTTGACGCAGTGCGTGCAGTAGCCGGGCTTTACGCACCAGACACTCATGTGCGGGTTGAACCAGATCGTGTGGCCGTTGAAGAAGTGGTGGGAAAGCATCTGTCTGTCTCCTGTTCGGTGTCAGCAATATGCGGACAAACAGGGGGAATGAGAAGCGCGTTTGTTGCATGTCTGACGTGTCCTCGATGCGCTGACAAGCGATGCTAACACGTTACAGAATGACAGGCGCCTGCAATCGTTCGTTTGGAGATGATCCCGACGTGATCCAACTGCTCGCCGGCGACTGCCGCGACGTGCTCGCAACCCTGCCCGCCGAGAGCGTGCAGTGCTGTGTCACCAGTCCTCCGTATTGGAATTTGCGCGATTACGGCACCGCGCTATGGGACGGCGGGGATGCGGCGTGCAGCCATGTCGTGCCTAGGCCAGATCGTAGCGACTACAAGCGGCATGCAGAGGGCGGCGTTGCTACGTGGACGAACCGCGACGCTACACCGCGTCAATGCTCGTGCGGCGCCCGGCGCATTGACCGGCAGATCGGTTTGGAACCCACGCCCGACGAATACCTCGCCACCATGGTCGCCGT